TTATAAGTGTGCCGAAAGGCTAGCGCTCCTGAGTCGGGGATTCGGATACTGTAAGTACCAATGTCCGAACCTCCAGCTGCAGTCATCTGCACCCAAGTCGTTATACCAGCCGCGTCAACGCTCGGTTGTAAAACAACCGTGCCAACGCCGCCTCCTGCCGGTGTGACAGAAGAGGTAAAATCCGTCCCCGCAGGGCCAAACGCATAAATGGCAGCGTTGACATCCCCCGGGGGTAAACAAATCAAACAATCCCAATTCGCAGTCGCCACAACGGGCGTAGGGATCGTGAATTGCACAGTGTACTCTGGCCGTAACACTGGGCATGCATTGGCGTCAGGAATGCCTGGACTACTCCCAAATGAGGATGGATCCAAGGCTTTCACAACAAACTCACGACCACTTTCAGACAATCCATAAGCAGACAAACGCGACAAAACACTCGAACGGACACTCATGAACTCAAAACTTGCTAACTTTACAAAACTTGTGTGAGACCCGAGCCATCACGCGCACATAACTGGCCTATCCATAAGATCAGCCAAATCCACACGCATGAACGCATCCAAAACACGGTGCCTAACAAAAAGAGGTTGAACGGGCAACGAACGCAGAAAATACACGCAATCATGAACGTCATCAACAGTAACTCCATACCGCAAACAAATATGCTCAAGCACATCATTACTCCAAACGACTTCACCACGATACGTCACATTCTTTTCATGCCCAATCTCTTCCACGCCACTCATAAAGGGGCGCAACCAATCACCGACAACAGGCAAACCCCCCAGGGCTGCGTAAACACTACGTGCGCTCCCATTAAGGTACGCTGCTTTACGCTTACGCCCTGGTGGCTTAACAGTCCACCATTGTCGGGCCACGATGCGGCCCAATTTGGGTATGAAAACATGCACACCTCCATTATCAAACCAAACACCTGAAATGAACGACACGTCATATGCACTCACAAACTTCCTGTACTCAGGCAAAATACCCAAACTTTTCTCAACACTGGCAAGCAAATCTTCATCAAAATCACTATACATTGCAATCAAAAGATCATCCCCAGAGACTATAATACTCCCTCGCAATCCACAACGATTCATAGCTTCATAGGCTATAGCCGCATTCACCAAACCATTCCCCAAAGTCGTGTCATTATGGCCTGACTTAACAGTGCCTTTAACGCGATACTTGAGACGGCCTTCCGCGTACATCCCAACGCCCACAACATCGAGGCATTGGCGCGCGAAAGTGGCTAGCTGGCCATCAACCTGAGCATACAAACCAATCCGAAAATCGGCATGTTGAGACTGCATCGTAGCATCCCAAGTCTTCCCATCTCGCTCATAAAAATGGGT